ACCCAGATTCACCCAAAGCGTAACGAAAACTAAATCCTATAATTGGACTCGATTCAGCGGCCATTAGTTAAGAACCTCCACCATAAAAATAACCATATTGAAAACCGTAACCTTCTCGTTTAACGGTCACGTCATAATTTGCTCTACTATAATACCCATCCCGTTTTGATTTTAATACCGCTCGAATTTGACCGTTTAGTCTGTAACTAGCACCACCACCAGAATTCTGACCATTATTGTATATATTTTCTATTTCTGAATCAGACAAAGCATAATCAAACAATGCAATTTCATCAATATAAGCATTTAAATATCTATCGCTAATAGTAATGTCACAACAAAAAGTAACGCCTGTAGATGCAGAAGTATTTATGGTTAGGCTTGTACTAGCACTGGCGTCTATGTCTGTTATTTCAATACTATCAACATAACATTTAAAATCTCCAAGTGTAGTACCGTCTAAAACAATACAAACATTATGCACAGTATTATCGAATATATTTATGCTCCAAATTATATATCCGCCCTGTACTTCTATACGTAAATATCCTTCCGTTCCGCTTCCCCCCTCCTCACGTCGCAATACTACTTTTTGGCCAGTAGAAGAATAGCCATGAGCCATAACCGCTACATCGTTACCATCTCCAGTACCGTCCGATTTAATCCAAAAATTATACGATCTGGCATTACTTCCCGTAAATCCTGTATAGTTAGTATTAATTAGTTCCGACGAACCGGAATCAAAATAAACTGAATATGAATCATCGTCATCTATTAATCCAGTCTGTTGAAAAACCGGCGATCCTGTATATCCCCCATCTGAACCAGAAACCTCATTATCAGCCGTTGAACCTGAACTTTCATCAAGCCTAAAATAACAAACCGGAGATAAGGAAATAATCAAATCATAATAAGAAAGAGTAACAGCACCTCCTAGTATTACACTATCTTCTACTTCGGTAGACCATGACCAACTTGTGCCTGTTTCCCCGGTTACAGTCTTTACAAATGCTCCAGTTTCATCATACAAATCTATTTCATATGTTATATTAGTTTCCGGACCTATAGATGCATCCAGAAAATCATAAAAAGTTCCAGATGTTTGTTGCGTTCTGTCCCTATGAACCCACGAAATAGAAAATGCGGTTTGCCCATCAATATGTTCCGGAAAATATGAACTATTAATTTTAAACTGCGCTGGCAAATACGGACGAATTGCTCTACTGTCCATAGTTACAGGATAAGATGTTGCAGACGATATTGGCAACGTACCCTGACCAGTTGTCGGCAATATTCTAATATTTAATTCTTCACTATCTGCATATTCTGTTGTATCCGCTACAGAATACAAATCCCAAAATACAATTGCATCGCCAGAACTATGATTAGCTATAACACTATCCAATAATCCTCGACCGATTGTTAATGTGTTTGTACTAGTATCAATTGCTTCAATTTCTACTATTTCATCGTTAATTTGCGCAAATGATCCAACGTCTACTAATTCAATATCACTATCATTTGTATACGTGATTTCTGTAACCACACTGCCCGCAATTGCTGTTGCTAAATCTTCTGCCAATTCGCAATATGGCGCAAAATCCATTGTTGATTTATTTTCAAATCCGCTACCATCATCGATCCACAATTGAGCAGACAAAGCATTATCCGGACGACTCGCCGCGCCTATTACATAACCTAATTCCGGAGTATCCGTTAGTAATCCATCAATTACAGACTGAGTTAAAACTTGTACTAATTCGTAATATGGCGCTTCTAAAGCCAGAACATAGTCAGCCTCAACCGGGTCAGAAATAATATCTTCCCATGCGTTTTCTTCTGGAACGATATATGCAATGGAAGGAATAGAAAAAACATCTTCTGTTGCTATAATTCTTACACGATTTTTCGAACCGTCTCCATAGGCGATCTGCATAACCCGCATAACCACATAACTATCATGATATTGTGGCCATTCGAATTTAAACACGTCGCCTATATTAAGATCGGACGCTTCCCTATTCGCTTCAATTGTACAACTAAGTAATGGAGACGATAACGATTGTAAATCACGCGCGGCAGCTCGATATGCTAACGTGGCATTAGTGACACCCGGATACTGTATTGTATTTCCGATAACAACCCCGTGTTGTTGAATAAGGGCAGGATCGTCCGCTGTTATACTGGCATTCTCCCCTTTTTCTCCGTCCCAGTAAATTACAGTAATACTATTAACGGCGTCGCCTGCATCAATACGATTATAATCAGAAACAGAAGTTATATTTGATTCGTCTAATGTTATTAAACTTCCAACAGAATAGTCATTCCGTATTAATTTTAAAACAAACTTTCCAGATGTTCTATCTACATAAAGAACAGCATTAATATGACGTAAAACTTCCTTTACAAAATCCTCAATCGGTATTTGTCTATCCCATAGTAAACTAAGCCCCATGGCTTCGGAATACAAATCGTCGGCAACACTTTGAAAAACAGTATCGTCTACATCTCCGCTCAAATAACCCATTCCCCACGTAGGATTAACTAGGCATTCCCGAATTATATGCGCGGGATTCATATCACCACTCGGAACGTAACCGGTAACGCGTACGCGGTTCATGTACCCTATACCAGTATCATCAGGAAATGTATTACTACTACGTGTAAAACCTATATATGTGGGGCTACCTGAACCTGCTGGAATAGATTCTGTCCCGGATGATAATAGAGTTCCATTCATCCCGCCTTCACGAAAATAATAATTAAACGTTCCTGTATCATGATCCATCACAACCTGAAAACTATATAGTGTGCGTTCTTTAACAACAGAACTATATACAGGTATATAGGTACTAGTACCTAATAGCAAATGTGGTCGCCTTAAAGAATCATATGCATACTCAGTTTCAAACTGAATTCCAATCAATCTATTACTGCTGGCATCAGATAATTCAAAAGTAAGACAATCCCCTTGATCTAAGTCCTCGAAACCACCTTCGATATAAAACCCATTGACGGTAAACTGCGGCGCAGTAGTTCGCCAATAATCTCCGTTTGTTGCATTTACAAGCGTATTCGCTATTAGGTTTCCCGTTAACAATTGCCATTTTGTAGCATCATTAGTAGACCATACAGAACTGTCACTAAAATCAGTATATTCAACATACGATTCCGTTTTATTTACTGCGGGTATTTCTGACTTTGAATCATACCATTGCGTATCGCCTTCTTCAGTACTATGTATGCGTGATGCTTTAAAAGCCCAGGGTTTTAAATATGGATTAAGTCCTAAGTAACATTGATTAAGAACAACAGACGTTACTCCTCTGAATGCAGGAATGTCAGTTCCGAGTCTGGCTTGCAAATATGTATTTTGAGCCTGAGCAGGACCACCACCTAATAAATTAACTGTTCCAGATACTCCGCCTTCTCTATCGTCACCGCCAAATAAACCCGGTTTATTGATTATTATTGTTTCATCTAACCCCGTACCTAGCCATGCTATACGCTTATCAACATAAATTGTATTGATTGAATCAACCGGTCCGTGGCAAAGGACCATATGCATTCCTAGGTAATACCTATGGCCAACTGTGATTTCCTTACTTCCTCCCACGTGCCACCTCCACAACCCTTAACGCCATGGCATCCCCTGTATTTTCTAAAGTTTCAGCAGGCACACCGTTTTTAAGAAAATTCGGCCAGTCGATATTATGGCGAATGAAAAATGCACGCGTACCGCGCGAACACATTTTCGCTGCCCGAATATCGGTCATAGTTATTATTAATTCGTTCACTTCTTTCCGCCTTTCTTTTTAACTGGCGTAGTTTTAAAGTGTCCATACCAAACGATATTAGGCGAAGCAATATTTCGTGTCCCAAACAGGACTGGTATTTCTCGACCCTCTTCAGCCGTTGCCGCTTTTACTTCATCAATTCCTGGAGGCGGTGCACTTTGGGGCTTTGGCATCATCGCATAGGCTGCGATCAATGCAACAACAAAAATTATGACATATATCCAAGCCATTATTTCATACTCAAACTATAGACGAACCACCAGTAGGATTCTTCTGAGGAATCCATTTAAACCCGCCTTGATTAACCACATTGTCAAACTTAGATTTACACGTGGCCAATGTACGGTCGCAACCCGGATAAAGTATAGCGCTAATACCGCCATAATAATTCCCATAATTATAACCATATCCTGCCGCGTTACTTAACTCGCGTGAAATTCTGGTAATAACTATTGTATTTCCAGTATGGGAAGTTATTAAACGATACGTACCATCTAAAAATTCAATTACTCCTCCTAGAAAATAGTCATCTACTTTTGCCGACGCCCCAACACATGTTAAAGTAGCACCGCTAATAGCCGTGACCTCTACTGAAACAGCGTATCCGCTCTTATCTACTCCGCACCCTGAACTGTATATCGCATGGCGACAATTACGCTGGTATCGCGCCCTAACACCCGGACGTCTCATCGATGTAAAAATAGATTCACATTTTAACCCAATTGTTTCACCTTTAAGGTTATGGGATGCAACGCGACCCTTCCAATATACCAACCCATCGCTGGAACCAAAATGAACTCGATACAAGGTAAACGTTACAGTAACGTCGGGAGACCAGCCAACAAATAGCGTTGCAAAATCACTGTCGTCTAATGGGACAGTAACCGTCATGGCATTTTTGGAAAGTTCGTTACTTTGTTTTACTTCGCTATGTTTAATAGATAATGGATTCCAGTCTAAAGAGTTCCAATTTACAACTTCAGGATAATCGACAAACCTATAAGTATTTATAGCTGTTACAAACTCATAGAGAAAATATGGACTGCCATCTTGTATAGAAGATTCCTGTACCGTATATGTCACTCTGGAACCTCCATAATAGGCAAACGCACATCGACTACTTTTCCATCTTTATAATTAAACTCAACATTATCCGAATTAAATCGAACTTTAGGCATTCTACAAATTAATTCAATTTCTGAAAGCGAAATATCTTCGCCCACTGTTGTGGTTAAATCCATTTTGATTTCAGTACCAGTATAATATGTCCAACCATCAACAATTTTGTAAACTAATGATCCATCAGTTTTTACAATACAAATTGCTCCGGTATATGTATCTGCTAAAGTCGAATTTATATTAACGATAACAAAATCATCTACACTTGAAATACTTACGGATGGAATAAAATCCCTAGTCCAACGTGGCACATAAAAAGATTCTTGCTTTCCTTTGATAGCATATAACCACAATCTGAAAGCCCATACTTCGGCTACATTGTTAAAACTCCATGTGAGCGAACTATGCGATATTGCATATGTATAAGGTTTCGAATATGTAATAGGGCCCGCAATATTTCCAAACGGCTTAAACTCCCTTGCTTGGGTGTCTGTTATATCGCCTATAGGTCTATCCGTTAAAACGTAAGAATTATTAAAAGATGGATAAGGATTTAAGGACGTTATGCCAAAATCTTTAATAACTACACACTGAAACGTTGCAGTTAAATACATTGCGGGATATTTACGAAACCTAAAGGGACTCGTAAAATAACAAGGATACGCAGGCATAACTACCGCATCGGAATAGCTATTCGTTAAACCTATCGATAAAACGATACTGCCAGAATTTACAGTGTCAATATTTACAGTTTCATAACTTCCATCGTTTCCAATTATGAATGCTGCGGACCCTACTAAATACCGTTTTGTTGTGGTATCAACCGTTAGAGTAGTTTCCCCGGATGATACGTCCCCGAGCGATTCTAATTCATGCCAAAAAGGAATAATAAACTCAGTAGCACCATATGTGCGTGCGAGTACTGTTGCCGCCTCTATTTCTTGTGGCAATAATTGAAAATTAAATTCTAATATAGTACGTGGAATGAATCTTAATGCTATGCGTTGCTCAGCAGACCGACAGCGAATTATTTCTGTTTTCCACTGCATTGTTTCTTTCATTTGCCGTTGTGGAACAAACGGCCAAACGGCGCTCATGAATTAGTAACCGATCGAACAGTTTCCGGATTATTTCGAATTGTATTCATTATTAATTCTTCGCCAGATGCGGATCCTAGAAAATCTTCAAATACCTCTGGATCAACATTATTGACAATCCGAATATTATTTTGCATTTGTGGTGCAGCATTATCGCGACCAGCCTGCACAAGTGAATCTGCCGTTTCACGTCGTCCGGTAACCGAAGCGGGACCTTGGACAATTTCCGGACCATATTCACCGACTATACCGAATTTGCC